GTTCTGCAAGGACAGACCAACAGCCAAGACCTTTATTTATGCTTGGCTTCTTGGGGCTGGTCAGGCCAAGGTGGCACAGATACTGGGCTGTACTGTCCGACAGGCAGAGCAAGCAATGGACAACTTTCTCAGGTCTATTCCTGCATTAAAAGAACTGAAGAGGAAGGCTGGCATGGCTGCACAGAGAGGTTACCTTGTCGGTCTTGACGGCAGAAGGATCAAGATAGAGTCTGAGCATAAGTCTCTGTCTGTCTACCTCCAAGGTGGTGAGACTGTGATCATGCGTATGGCAAACTATCTTTGGTATACCCAAGCCAAGAAGCAGAAGATCAACTTTTGTCAGGTGGTCTGGGTACATGACGAATGGCAAACAGAAGTAGAGGAGGCTAGGGCAGAGGATCTGGGCAAACTACAGGTACAGGCTATCAGAGATACAGGCAAGTACTTCAAGCTTAACTGTCCTCTTGATGGTGAATACAAGACAGGAAAGAACTGGGCAGAAACCCATTGACATCTGTCTGGAATAACTATACACTATAGACTATCGTTAACTGGAGAACCAACAAATGGCTACTGCTACGAAGACTGTGACTGGTGAGTTCCACACCAAGGTTTACTTCGCCCATGTTCAGGAACCTTCTCAGTTCGGGAACTATGAGGTTAACCTTGCAGTCACCCCTGAGATTGAGAAGAAGTTGATTGAGCTTCGCCTTGACAAGAAGATCAAGGACGGGAAGGAGCGGATCAATGACGGGGGGAAGTATATCACCCTTCGCAATCCTGTGGTTGATCTCAAGGGCTTTGAGTCTGAGATGGTCATCATTGATCAGGCTGGTAAGAGGACCAAGGCGTTGATTGGTAATGGCTCTGAGTGTATTGTGTACTGGCGCTCTTACGACACACCCAAGTATGGCAAGGTTATCAAGCTTGGCAAGATGATTGACTGGGATGAGGACAACAAGAAGAAGAAGTTCGGAACCCTGAAGGTCATTGAACTTGTCGAGTTCTCAAAGCCTTCCGGTGACTTTGCTGATGCTCTTGAAGAGTCTGCTGATCCTTTCCCTCCTTCCGAGGATCTGAAGAAGAAGGACATGACCTTTGAGATTGAGGCTTAAATGGGAGAGCCAACACCAGACTACTATTCTATTCAAGAAGACACAGACTATGACATGTACTATAAACCTGTTGAATGGAAAGAGTTGGTAGAAGAAACCAAGGGGGATTCTGTGGAGTCCCCCTCCCACTATCGTTCAGGCAAGGTTGAATGTATCGACTACCTCAAGGATAACATGCCTTTTGAAACCTACCTTGGGTTTCTTGAGGGTAACACCAAGAAGTATCTCCACCGTTGGAGGTACAAGAAGAAGCCTCTGGAAGATCTTAAGAAAGCCCAGTGGTACTTGAACAGACTTATTATGGAGCTTGATGATGGACCTTGATGACTACCAGAACAAGGCACTGGATACTCTGTTGGTAAACACAGAAGAGCATCTGACCTATGGCCTTGCAGCAGAGGTGGGCGAGGTTATGTCTTTGATGCAGAAGATTGCCCGTCAAGATCCAAGGTACTGGAGTCAGGAACCTGATGAGTTCTTTGGTGAGTACACCCCGTTGTTCAAGGAAAAGATCTTTGCTGAACTAGGTGATGTACTCTGGTATCTGGCTTGTCTGGCCAACTATCACGGCTTCCCTTTGTCTGCCATTGCCGAACATAACCTTGAGAAGTTGGGCAAAAGGAAGGCAGAAGGAAAGATTCAAGGTGATGGAGATAACAGGTGAGTTCAATCAATACACTGGTCAAAGATATCTATCGTCTGCTTGAGGAAGGGACTGAACAGGATACCTTTGAGGCTTGTCAGATGTTTGGCCAAAGGCTGGCCAGTCTGATGTATGACAGGCTCAAGCCCAAGGAAGACAGACGTACCCTTAGGATGTCTAACGTAGGCAAACCTGACAGGATGTTGTGGTATGAGTGCAACCCCTATGTCAAGAAGGAAGAGTTCAATGGACCTACCTATCTTAAGTTTCTTTACGGAGATATTATTGAAGAGGTTGTACTTCTTCTGGCAGAAGTCTCAGGTCATTCTGTCTCAGACAGGCAGCGTGAGGTTGATGTTAACGGTATCATTGGTCATATTGATGCTGTCATTGACGGTGTGTTGGTTGATGTAAAGTCTACATCTCCGCACTCATTTAAGAAGTTCAGAGATGGCACCCTGAAAGAAGATGATCCCTTTGCATATATCCCTCAGTTGTCTGGGTATCTTCAAGGAACCAAGATGACTGATGGTGCTTACGTTGCTGTTGACAAACAGAATGGATACATCACTGTCATGCCTCTTGAAGACACAGACCGGGTTGGTATCAAGGAAAGGATTGATCACATCAAGGAAGTGGTCCTTCAGAAGGAACCACCTCCCCGGTGCTTCAGTCCTGAACCTATGGGTAAGTCCGGTAATCTTAAGCTTCCTCCGGGTTGTTCTTACTGTCCCTTCAAGGTAGAATGCTGGAAGGATGTTGGCCTGAGGAAGTTTATCTACTCCACTGGCCCTGTCTGGATGACACATGTAGAGAAAGAACCTGAAGTCATGGAAGTTGATGTATAAGTATGGACACTGGATCTCCAAGGTAAAGATAAACCCAGATGAATACTTTGGGTTTGTCTATCTTATCCATTGTCTTATCAATGGTAAAAAGTATATCGGGAAGAAACAGTTCCATTCCTATCGTAAAAAGAAGAAGCATAAGGAAACAGATTGGAAGACATACACAAGTTCTTCTGTTGAATTAAATCAGGATATCAAGAACTTCAAGAAGAATAACTTCAGGTTTACTATCCTTGGTCTGTATAAAACAAGAGGAGGTCTGGTATATGCCGAGGCTAATCTACAGCACAAGCATAATGTGTTGACAGAATCTGACATCAACGGTAGACTATGGTACAATAAACAGATAGGATCTATCAAGTTCATCCCAAAAGAATATTAACAGCCGTAAAGGCGTACTACCCGTAGCTCAACTGGACAGTAGCAAGTGCCTTCTAAGCACTAGGTTAGAGGTTCGAGTCCTCTCGGGTAGGCCAGCCCAGTTAGTTAAATGGAGATAACAGTTGATTTGTAATCATCAATTGCGGGTTCGATTCCTGCACTGGGCACCAGTTTTCCTGATGCTCACAGTACCAGCCAATGCAGATGTAGCGTCATGGTATGGTCCCGGTTTTCATGGAAGGTTGACTGCCAATGGAGAAAGATTCAATCGTAATGCTCTTACTGCTGCTCACCGTACCCTTCCTTTTGGGACTATCGTTAGGGTTACTTATCGGGGCAAGTCTGTCGTTGTCAGGATTAATGACAGGGGTCCCTTTATAAAGGGCAGGACCATTGACTTGTCAGAAGCGGCAGCAAGGAAGATCGGTTGTTCAGGTGTTTGTGATGTGACTGTGACTGTAATCAAGCGAGGTAAGAAATGACAGACTATCAGACAGACTACAAGATTATGTATGAAGAACTCCGTGCCTTGGTCAGACTGTATTTTGAAATCAAAAACGATGATGGTACAGTATATGATCATGATGATTGGATTGAGGCTCTTGAAAATACAGAGATAGATCTTTGTTTGCTTGTTGGTCTTATCAGTGAAGAGGACCTTGATGACTAAAACCCATCTGGTAATCCCAGATCCACATGCCAGTCCTGATGAGGATCTGTCCCGGTTTACCCTTCTTGGTAAACTGATTGCCAGTGTCAAGCCTGATACAGTAGTCTGTATTGGTGACTGGGCTGACATGCCTAGCCTGTGTTCCTATGACCGTGGGACCAAGGGCTTTGAGGGCAGGAGATACAGGAAGGATATCGAAGCATCATGTCTTGCACAGGAGATGATGTTCCGCCCTATTCGTGAGGCCAAGAAAAAGCTCCCACGGTTCATCATGACAACAGGGAACCATGACTATGCCCGTATTGAAAAGGCTATCCAGAAAGATGCAGTCTTGGATGGAACCATCTCAGTTGAAGATCTACAATACAAGGACTTTGGGTGGGAGGCTTACCCTTTTCTGGAACCTGTTGAAGTGGACGGTGTATATTACGCGCACTATTTCCCAACGGGGGTTATGGGTAGAGCTACAAGCGGTGAACATCAGGCGTACACCCTCCTTACAAAACAATTTGTATCTGCCACGCAGGGTCACACTCACACTAGAGATTTCTGCGAGAGGACTGGACCTGATGGACGAAGACTTCTTGGACTTGTCGTCGGATGTTATGTAGACAGGGTGCATGAGTATGCAGGACAGGCCAATAAGATGTGGTGGTCTGGAGTTGTGGTAAAGAGAGGGGTTAGTCAAGGGATGTATGATCATGAGTGGATCAGTCTGGACAGGATCAAAGATGAGTTTAAGTAGACGAGGTTACGATGTCGTTCGAACTTAAGCAACTCATCCTTGACAGGTTCTCTTTGACTGAGCTTGTGGAAGCTCTTGACTTGGACCCTGAAGAGTTCTATGATAGGTTTGAAGACATCATCTTGGCTCAACTGGATAAACTTAAAGAGATCGACAATGGGCTGGAGAAAGAAAACCTTTCAGAAGAAACCTAAGAACAGAAACCCGTATGCAAGGGAGTTGGCTGAAGACAAGTACAGGCAACGTATAAAAGAATCAGATAAAGTATATACCAGAAAGAAATTGAGGATCAAAGATGTATACGAATATGATGACTCTGCCAACTGACTATCAGGCTTTCATCCATAAGTCTAGGTATTCCAGATGGATTGAAGAAGAGAACCGTAGGGAGTCTTGGGAAGAAACTGTTGACAGGTTCATGGACAATGTTGTTGCCCCTAAGCTACATGACGTAGAGACTTTCAAGGCTATCAAAAATGCTATCCTCAACCTTGAGATCATGCCCAGTATGCGTGCCATGATGACTGCTGGCAAGGCTCTGGACAGGGATAACACCTGTGCCTACAACTGTTCTTACCTTCCTGTGGATGACATGAAGTCCTTTGATGAGGCCATGTTTATCCTGATGTGCGGTACTGGTGTAGGCTTCAGTGTCGAACGTCAGTACGTTTCCAAGCTCCCTGAGATCCCTGAGAAGATGTTTGATTCACAGACTGTAATCTCTGTGTCTGATAGCAAGGAAGGTTGGGCCAAGGCTCTTCGCCAGCTTATCTCTCTCCTCTACTCTGGTGAGATTCCCAAGTGGGATATGTCCAAGATCCGCCCTGCTGGTTCCAGACTGAAGGTCTTTGGTGGCCGTGCTTCTGGACCTGAGCCTTTGGACCAGCTCTTCAGGTTTGTTGTGTCTGTCTTCCGTGGAGCTTCTGGGCGTAAGCTCAACTCACTTGAATGCCATGACATCATGTGCAAGATCGGTGAGGTTGTTGTTGTTGGGGGTGTTCGTCGCTCTGCAATGATCTCCTTGTCTAACCTTAGCGATGACCGGATGCGTCATGCCAAGACTGGTCAGTTCTGGGAGACTAATCCCCAGAGGTCCTTGGCCAACAACTCTGTTGCCTATACCGAAAAGCCTGATGCCAGTACATTCCTTCATGAGTGGGCCAGTCTGGTTGACTCTGGTACTGGTGAACGTGGGATGTTCAGCCGGGTGGCAGCACAGAAACATACGGCAAAGAACGGCAGAAGAGATCCTGAGCATGAGTTCGGGACCAATCCTTGCTCAGAGATTATCCTTAGGCCGTACCAGTTCTGTAATCTTACCGAGGTAGTTGTCAGGGCTGAAGACAGCCTTGTTGATATTGAACGTAAGGTCAAGCTTGCCACTATTCTTGGCACTGTTCAGGCAACGTATACTCACTTCCCGTACCTCAGGAAGATCTGGACCAAGAACACTGAAGAGGAACGCCTTCTGGGTGTCTCCTTGACAGGTATCATGGACCATGATGTTCTTAATGGACAGAACCCTTTGGGTAATCTTCCGGCTGCACTAACTGCCCTAAAGGAAGCAGCTATCAAGACGAACAAGGAATGGGCTGGACTGTTGGGTATCCCTGAGTCTGCTGCTATCACCTGTGTCAAGCCCAGTGGTACAGTGTCTCAGCTTGTTGACTCTGCTTCTGGTATCCATCCCCGGCATAACATCTACTACATCCGTAGAGTAAGGGGAGACAACAAGGACCCTATCACCCAGTTCATGAAGGACATGGGTATTCCTAATGAGCCTGACATCATGAAGCCTGACCATACGACTGTGTTCTCCTTCCCTGTCAAGGCTCCTGATGGTGCTGTTACTCGTCATGATCTTAGCGCAGAGGATCATCTCAATCTCTGGAAGATCTATGCCGAGTTCTGGTGTGAGCATAAGCCTTCTATCACTGTCTCTGTCAAGGCAGACGAATGGGTTGATGTAGGTGCATGGCTTTACTGGAACTTCAACATTGCTTCTGGTCTTAGCTTCCTCCCCCATTCAGATCATATCTACAAGCAAGCCCCATATGAGGACTGTTCCAAGGAAGAGTACGATAGTCTTCTTGCCAAGATGCCTGAGACTATTGACTGGTCCCGGTTGTCTGACTATGAGAAAGAAGACACGACAAAAGCAAGCCAGACTGTTGCCTGTACTGCTGGCTCCTGTGAGATTGTGGATCTTACGTAATGACAGAAGAGCCAAAGGTATTCAAGCTTGTCACAAAAGAAAAACCCCCGGAAGACCCGGGGGTTACAGCAAATGATTTGCTAAAAGAAGGGATTGATAACTACGATAACATCATCCTGATTGGCTGGCACGGAGATTCATTCAAGATCTCTTGGTCTGAAGACTTTACTCCAGAGGAAGTTTATGTTCTTCTTGAAGTAGCCAAGGACAGGTTGATGAACAGGATGTACGTATTCTGACGTAGATTACTTCTTACCCCTCAAGAGGCTCAAGAGATTGGGCCTTTTAATTTTTCTACCGCCTCTCTTCTGCATCTCAGTAGGGGCAGCACCAACCCAGTTACCTTTGAATGCAGGGGCCTTGGGAGGTCTTGCCGTAGACTTGCGCTTCTCTACCTTCTTCTTAGAGGCATTAGGATTAACAGGCTTTAGCTTAGGTTTGGGAATCTTTGCACCGCGAACAGGGTTTCCCTTACCCTCACGATTAACGCGCTGCGGTTGGTCTCCCTTACCCTCACGATTAACGCGCTGCTGTTGATTGCCTTTTTCTTTTCTATTGACAATTTGCAGTTGGTTAACTTTTTCTGTTCTGTTTGGATACTGTTCAAGATCAACCTTGGTATTAGGATCACGATAGCGAATGCTACGATTAGACCCGGGGTATATAAAGTTTGCCATGTTACTTTCCTTTCTTCTTCATAGCCTTTTTCATGGGCTTCTTCATTTCATTCATCTTCTTCATAGGCTTCTTATAGATCTGACCCTTACCCGGCATAACTGAACTCCTTCTTAAATCACCAGTGTTAGTTGTTTTCATCATCTGTACTTAGCTACTTTCTTGGCGATTGCCTTTGGCTGGCGTACATGTTGAGTTTTCCCCTTTCTTTTAGCTGCTGTAGTAGCAGCATACTCTGAAGGTGTAAGAGCTTTTATTGCTTTTTCTGGTAGATATCTTTCTCCAGTTTTTGAAGAAGGTTTACCAGACTTTGTTCTCCACTTTTGTTTTGTCCAATTAACAAGATCTTTCTGGGGCTTCTTCACTTGTAACCACCTCCAGCTTTCTTGTATTCCTTGGCAAGAAGTTGAGCCTTACGGGCTGACCATTGTCCAGCCTTTGTACCCATTATAGCAGATCCTTTGATCTTGTTAAAGAGTCTTTTACGAAGTTCTGGTTTGGTATAGTTACCAGCTTCGTTTACTTTGCTCTTAACTTTTTTTACCATTTGACCTTATCCGCCCAGTAAGCCGCAGACATCTTACCCTTGGAGATGTTCTTGGCATGTCTGGCCTTAAAGGATTCCCTACGCTTACGATAGGACTCAGACTCACCAGCTTTCTTAGGAGAACCAGACACTCCCTGCTGACCAAACCTGATAAGCTTTACCTTTGAACCTTCCTTTGCCAGTACAGCATGAGACTTGCTGGCATTGGGTGTACGCTTGGGTTTGTTATACCCTGCAAACTTCTCACCTCTGTATTCAATTGCCATCATTAACTCCAATAATTATTACCTGATCCGGGTAAACCAACAAGAAAATAAACAATCATTTCTTACCCTTTGGTTTCTTGCCTTTAGGTTTCCACTTACCCAGATTATTATCTATCTCTTCTGTCCCTGAAAGTTTACCCTTCTTCTTCATGGCATAGAAGACAGACTCAGCTTTATCTTCGTCTTTGTAGTACTTCTTCATTGCACGAAGTACCTTTTTACCTTTACTTGTCAGCGCCATTATTGATACCCCTATACTTTATGAGACTTGCTGGCATTGGGTGTACGTTTGGGTTTGTTATACCCTGCAAACTTTTCACCTCTATATTTAATTGCCATGATTTACTCCTTAATAAGTCCAAGTAGAAGCCATTCCCGGCTTGAGTTTATCTTTGGTCCATACATCAAAGTGTATACCAGCCTCTCCCATGTATGTACCAACTGATCCAAAATCGTTTTGAATCCAGTAATCTCTGAGCTTATCCAAAGTTTTTCTGTCCTTGACTTGTTTACCCTCAGGATTATAAATCTTTACATCAGCAGCAAGACCAAGACCATCCTTGTCTACATCATGTCTTTCTGTGCCAGTCTTTTTTTCACCTTCCTGACCACCAGAGTAAACTTCTACAGTGTACCCTGTACCCAAGACAGTCGAAACGGCCATATCAAGCTTGGCCTCAAGCTCAAATGTAACAGGTTTGTTTCTGATAACCTCTTGGTTTGTGTACTTGATTGTGGTAAAACCGACAGGCTTGAGGACTGTGGTAGACCTAGACCGAATATTATTACTGACTGTTTTTTCAAAGTTTTTGTCAATTACAATACCTGTCCATGTTTTCTGAAGAGCCTCTCTCAGAAACTGGGTATTACCAGCAGCAAGGTCTGCCTCAAGATCCCTGCCTTTGGTATTCTGTTTATATCTTTCCTTGGCCAGATAAAACGCAGCCTTATCCTGATTCTGAGGACTAAAGTCTCCAAGATCAGGATAGTTTTTCTTGAGGTACTGCCATGTTTCATTTGTAATCTGGTACTTACCAGCGGCTGTGCTAGGTCCAGCCTTTGTCACAACTCCTACAATGTTAGGATGCTCCAGACCTTCAAACTTCTGACCACCTACAATGATATTGTAATCCCCACCTGTACCTTCTGCACTGGCAATGGCATCAAGAAAGCCTTGGGCTTGTGGAGACAACCCAGATCCATCCACAGCCGGGGTAATCACAGGCTCTCCAATCAAATCCTTTGTCTCAGGATCTACCTTTGGTTTTTCTTTCTTGGTAAAGGTATCAAGCAAAGCCTTGACAGAAGTACCAAGATTGTAGATATCCTGAGGATTTACTGTAGCAGCAGGGGCCTGTACAGTAGCATCCACATTTACATCAGATACTTCAGGTTTTAGCAAAGCCATTTATTAACCCTCAGTCTCAAGGTTCTGGCGAATAATCGTAAGAGCATCCTTACCCTGCTTGACATTATCAGGGATCTTACGGCTTGTCCTTGCCAGAACATTCAAGGATTCGATTGTATCAAGGATAATCTTTTGGTTATTACCCTGAAGAAGTGTGACATAGTTATCCAAGATTCTTCTAGGATTAAGTTCCGTAGGAGCCTGTTCAATTCTAACCTTTCCTGTACGGCCTCTTGTCTCATACCTATAAGCACCCATAGCTTTCTTAAGATTATTGTCAAGCCTCATGGCAACAGGATTTACCACAAGTTCAAGGTTACCAAATTCATCAACTTCAATCTTGAAAGGTTGGTATTCAGTCTGTTTTATTTCTTCAAACTGATTACGCAAAGTAGTGGTAAGAACCTGTGCAGATCTTTTTGAGTATGTGTTAATCACGTTAAACATACCCATGCCCTTGTCAGGCATGGTCTTTGCCATGTTTTCTGCAATCATAAATGTCTTGTCAGACAAAAGCTTCTTGATGTTAGTCGGCTTAATAGACTGACCACCAGTATCAAACTCAGGAAGAGAAACCATAAACATGGAAGTAAGAGAATTATAGGTAGCTTCCATAAACTCAGGGCTTTCACCTTCAAGTTTATACTGTTGTGTAGTATCCAAACTATCCTTTACAACAGCAGACCATGCTGGCTTTGCATTGAAAGTAGTAATCAATGCCTCGCGGCTAAACACAGAATCGTATCTATTAGCTACTTCTGAAGCAGAGTCTGTCGGAGTACCCGGAGATGTGTCAGGACCTATTGCTTGAGGTGCTGTACCATTTACACTGAAAGGTCCCACCTTGTACTGAGCAATAGCAAGAACCTCTTCCAACACTTCTGGACTTTTATTCAAAATATAAGTAGCCATAGTTGGGTCCATCTGTCCAGTAGCAATAAGGCGTGTAGCCAAATTACCAGTATTAGCAATTACCTTTGCCTGATCTTCTTTTGTTTTGTTGTTTAGCTCTCTATTCCACTGAGTAGAATAGTTTTCAAGATTAGAAATCAAAGCATCAAATTGAGTCATAAAAGTCTCAGGCTTAACTGTTGTGGGATCAATACCACTCTTGTTGATATCATTGGTAATCTTAGAAAGTAGTGTTGCTCTTTGTGTTTTAACAGCATCAATCAAAAACTGTGTAGGAGTAGCTCCACTTTCTTCTGCTGACTGAAGAATAAGACTAATCTTCTTTTCATCAAACATGCTTTGATATACGCTGTCTACATCTTGCTGTAGTAAAGGTCTAAGTTCTAATTCAAACCTTTCTTTGTTGTCTTCAAATCTTTTCTTTCTTACATCAATTTCATATTCCAACTGCTTCTGTTTGGTGTAAGCAGCAAAGATCATATTCTGCTGAGTCTCAACATCACCAGAAGCCTGAATCATTGCTTCAGCAACAGCCAGTTTACCAGCTTCACTCTTCTGCGCCCACTCTAACATATTACTTTTTTGTATATCCTCAAGCGACATACCTGTGGCAGGGTAAATTTCACCGGATACTTCACCAAAGAACTTGTTAAGGTCATCCACATACACAGGATACTCACGATAAGCATTCTGCTGTAGTGCCTTAAAGGCCACAGCCTTTCTTGTAGGATCTTCGATCTGATCAATCTTCATCATGTTGGCAGAGACAGTCCTCAAAGCCTCCATCTTTCTTTCAGCTTCTGTAGGACCCTTTACTTCCTTTTCCTCCAAAGATTCTCTGAAGATCTGTCCAACATTAGAAATAAAACCAGAGTAATCCATACTAGGAGGAGTATAGGCAGTGACATTACTACCACCCATGTCTCTTACTTCTGGTTTAAAAAGTTCAGCCATACGGTTTACTCCTGTTCATTTAGCTTCTGATACTGTCTTGACAGACCTTGCTTGACAGTCAATGCGTCTTGTTCAATTGCAATCTCACCAAGAGACTTCCAGCTTTCACGACTACGCGTGATAACATCTTTCTGCTGACTGAAGTTTAGCGGGGCCAAAAGAGACATAATTTCATCTCTGATATCTTCAGCAGCCTTGTAGTCATTCTCTTGCATGTATCTGCCCTTCAGTCTGGTAAGCTCTCTCACCCTGTCTGTAACCTTGGCAATCATGTCCTTTTCAGCAAACAAGGCTTGCTTAAGATCGTAGTACATCTCAACCTCTTGGAAAGGAATACCCAATGTATTCCAAAGAGCATTCCAAGGATTCATACCCTCGGCCAGTACCTGACCTTTCTTGTTTACAAACTCTCCTGTCAACATCAGGTAATAAGCCTGAGTTACTTTGTTCCAAGTAGAAACATTTCTTGCTACCTTGTTAAGGTCATACTGCTGAAGAGTTATGTCTGATGTAAAGATAGAAGAAAAAAGACCAAAAGCACCCATTCCAGAATCAAACGCAATAGATCCGGCAGGACCACCAATAAGCTCTGCAAAGTTTTTATCCATTACATCATCATAAAGTTGATTAAGACCATCACCTGTACCCAGACGGCCACCAACAGCAGTATCCACACCAAGGATATTAGACAGAATACCATCAAGAAGGCCATACCTTAAAGTTGTATACAAGTCTTTATTGATACCTTCTGATGTCTGATCGACAAAGGCATTAACACCCCAACTTGCAAACGGAACACCCGCAGCACCAAAGAAAACAAGCTGACTAAGACCAAGCCTTGCTCTTTCCTTGCCAGTAAGGTTTCTGCCAAAGAAGATATTCTCCATCAGCTTTGCCTGATAGCCAAGCCACTGTGTAGGCAGAGACAAGAAACCCTGTTGCCAAGAAGCAGCAGAAGCCCTTGTCATATTCAGAGTAAGAGTGTCTGCTCTCTTGGTAATGAACTCATCCATGATCCTGTACCCTGACTCTGTGGTAATATCCAGAGTAGGATAAGCTCTTCTAAACTCACGATAACCAACATTCGTAGCCATCAGTCGGCCAACTCTGTCACCTTCGTTGAAGAACATACGTCCAGTTTCCCTGATGTTTCTGATCACACCACGGGTCATGTCATAAGTAGAGTTAATCTCGGAGATATTCTGATTGACCTGAAATCGTCCAGACTTGTGCATATAGTCCACGACTTCAAGAAAGTCCTTTTCAGGCATACCAATAAAGGTACTGGATCTTTTGTACAAAGCTTTCAGAACCTCAGGGTTCCTGTTAATCATGGCGATACGCATTGGAAGATACGCAGCAGCAGCTTTAAGTCCATGCACCGGGGCAATGGCCATGATAGACAAGGCAGCAGAACCTTGGACAAGGTACTGGTCTGGATTAAACATACCCATTTTAAGGTCAAAAGCAAAAGATCTCAGAGCCACATCAGGTCTGAAGCTCATCCTGTCAATAACATCTACCCTGCCTTTGGTCTTTTCAAAGATAAACTCACCAAAGCCCTGCATCCTTCTTTCCCAAGCTTGGGCAAACTCGTTTGTCTCATTAAGCCTGTTCATGATGACTCTTCTTTCTGTTCTGAAGAGTTCACCAGTCTTGCTATTTGCAAACTTGGCTTGTCTAAGCTGCTGGATAAAAGGCAGATTCTTGATCTGGTCTGCGTTTGTTATGGCATTGTTAGCCTTGGCACCCTTCAGGAAACCTTCAATGGCTTTGTAAGAGTACTCCCTTTCAGCCATGTAGTTAATACCCTTGGCAAAGTCTCTTTCCACAGATACAAGAGGATCAATATGCTTAAACTTGCCACTTCCATAACCATAAATAACCTCGTTCTCCAGCCTACCCTTGGCATAGAGTTCTTCGTATGTGGTAAACTTACCAAGTCTGTAATTTTCAAACTGACCAACACCTACAGCAGGAAGCTCTGCGTCCTTGGTAACAATATCTACATCATTCTCAATACCAGACTTTTCCAGATACTTCTCAAACATCCCGACATCTTCAATGTTAGGATTGAATCCGTTGTTAGCCTTGATAAGATCATCAGCCGCAGACTTTGAGATAGTCCCTGCCTTGAAATCAGACAAAGCTTTCATCGAAGACTTGATGTCTTTGGCAGCATCGGCAAGCTCTTTGGCTGTTCTACCAACAAACACAATATTGGGTGTAAGGTTAAGGACATTACCCGACAGATCCGTTCTGATCCTCTTGGATGCAAGATAACCGTGTATGTTTCCTGTATCTCTATAACCACCAGCAATACGAGGTACAACATCAGACAAAGTAACAGGTCTTGAAGACTTCAGAGAGCCTGTGGCATACAGAACCTTCTTGCCATCAATAACCGGAGCATTGTCTACATCCACAATTTGATACAGGTTATTCTGCTTCTTTGTCTTCTTAAGTTCAAACAAAGTTTTTCTGTCAATAACCTTACCAGTGCTAAGATCAAGTACAAAGTTTTGAGGATAATCTTTACCAGCAGGAAGGTTACCAACATCATCAAGTCTTTTCATACGGTAATAGTTGATACCATCACCAGTACCCATGAACTGACCATATCGCTCACCAGATGTTCTCTTCAAAACCTTGTCAGCATCAAGCCATTTGGCTGCTTCAGAAAGCTTATAGGTAGAGACATAAGCATCTTGAACTTCTTGTGTGGCTTCTCTCCCTGTCTGTCTACGATAGATATCCTTGAATGTTCCAAGATCGTACCAGTCACTGTCTTCTACCTTGATCTTGGAAATAACCTGATCAAGACCTCTTTTGTCAGCCCTAGAAACTTTCTTCAAAAGGTTGTTATGCTGAGTAACAATTTCAGCTTCGATGTAACCAATCTGCTGAAGACCTCTTTTCAAAACAGTGTTAAGTCTGTCTGAAGAAGTAATCTCAGGAGAGGCAAGAAAATCAAACAAAGAAGACCTAAGCTCTGAAACTTGAGTAGGACTTGCCAGTCCCTTCATGCCAAGGTTTCTTTCAAAGGTAACAACATATCCCTCAGGCTTGTCACCCTTGGCATTGATACCATACGGTTCTACCTTGCCACCAAAAGGCTTGGCAAACTTTTGAGCATTGGCCCAGTCCTTGAAAGGAACACCATCTTCTCTGCCAAGGGTGACCTTCACAGCAAAGTTATCCAGACCCAAGTCTTTTTCCTGAATGTCCAAGACATGAAACTTGGTTTTCTTCTCAAGATAGTTCTTGTATCTTGTCTTTGCAGCCTGAAGCATTTCAGGAGAATAAATACCACGATAAGCCGTGGCAATCTTCTCAAAGTAATCGTTCGTGACCTCATTGGCTAAGGTAGGCTTAAGGGTTGCTCCAAGACCATTAGACCCCACAGCAGAACTGCTAGGGGCTGTCTGAATGGCAAGGTTAACAGAAGTCTGTCCAGTACTTAGGGCATTGTCTACAACCTGATTAGCCGCTGCCTTGCCTCCTGTGGCCTCTGCTACCTGTGCAGCATCCGTAGCCAAGGCAAGCTTTGCTGTTGTACCTGATGTACTTGCAACACCTTTGCCAAGACCAAGGACCTTACCAACAGGGATAAAACCAGCCACATCAACAGCCAGCCAAAGTCCTTCATTCTCTGATGTACCCATGCTGGCAATGGTATTGTACCTAGACCAGTACAACAAGGAGTTATCACCAAAAACACCAAGATCCTTGGCTTGTTTGGCAAACTTTCTGGCCAGCATTCTTTTCTTGTTCAGATCAGGCTCAAGAAAGATTTCAAGATACTGTTCTCTGCCAAGCTGAGACTTACCTTTCCAGTCTCCTACACTTGTTTCTGTAACACCAAAGAAGTTTTCAGGTACACCTACTGTTGCTTCTCTGGCAATCATGCCAAGAAAAGAACCGACATACCCAAGCACTGATTCATCTGGGGCAGCAGCCTTGAACTCTTCAGAAAGGATAGCCATAGTCAAGGCTGTCTGATCCACATCAGGATTGAATACATCCACAACGATGTTTTCTATGACATCCTTGCTTTCTTGTGCGCTCTGAACATACTGTGTGTTACGTTGGTATGTCTCAAGAGTTTCCTTGAAAGTCTCAGGAGAAAAGCTTTCTGCATAAGCTCTTTCAACCAGATCAGGTTGTTCCTTTTCCTTGAAGATATCATAGTACTTGCCTTCCTCAACAGCAATCAAAGCCTCATCAACAGGAATATTATTATGCTGTGCATACCTCTCTGCAAGAGAAAGCTTGTACTTCTTGCTCTTTTCAATCTCTTGGGTAATCTCTTCCTCACTGGGGAAAAGACTTTCTACTACCTCAAAAGATTGATCTTCAGGAAAAAGAGACATTAAACATACCTCATACCAAACCCGCTAGACTGTATCGGGTTAGCCATACGGCCAAGTGTCTGCATACCAGTATTGTAAAGACCAGAGCCAAGAGTGCCAAGCTCTGGTCCAATAGAAGCAATACCCTGTGCAATACCAGCCTGAGTCTGATACTGAGCAGCCTGATTAAGGAATCCCTGCTGTCTTTCAACAGATCTTCTGGTCATCCCTTGGAATCCAAGAGTAGACAAGACCTGATTCTGAAGACCGCTCAGACCCCCGGTAAGTCCTGTACTTCCAAGACCACCAATCTGTGAAGCCACATTTACTGTTTGCCCTGAGGCAATAGCCTGTTGTCTCAGAAGCTGTCTACGTTCCCTCTCATCAGCAGCCCTCTGCATCCGGCGCTGTTCCCTCATAGCCCTCTGCTGTTCCTGCATAGCCTGTCTCTGAGAGTACATCCCAAACAGACTTGCACCAATACCAATCACCGCTCCTGCTGCCTGTGCCATTAGGATTCACTCCTGTTCATTAAAGATCCTTCCAATAAATTACTTCTTTTTCAGAGTATCCAAGTCTCTTGTACAATTTGCCTAAGTTGTTTGGACTAAGGTTTGTGAATGTGGATACAGAAAGTATGTCTGCTTTCTTGTATTTACCCCATGCTTCAAATGCCTTCAGCATCTCAAGTCCGTACTTCCTGTACTCCTCTTCTACATAGATAGACATACAGTATGCCATCATTGAATAGTGAAAGTAATGCGGGGTAAGGTAGCCAAAGATGTATCCTCTTACCTTTCCACAAATGACCAAGACAATACCTGTTGCCTTGTCATTCCTGAGGGCTTCCCTGAACAGGGCTTCTATCCGGTCTTCCTCAAACTCTTTGTCAGGTACAGCAGCCTTGACAGGAACTCTGGATAGTCTTACGATATCTTCGTAGTCTTCTTCTTTGATGTACCTTATACTGACGTCAGTATTTCTTCCTACGTCAGTATCTTGGATTTGTCCCACTTACAATTTCCCATCCAATAAGATAAAAATCCTTGCCAGTCTCAGATTCAAAACGCATACGCATTACCCTGCCTTTGCCTCTGACTTTTGTCCTGCAAACAATTGTATCATATGGATAAGTAAATGTCAAATCGTTTGGGTTAACCGTAGGATAGTTTATTATTCTGTATATCTGACTAGGGGTACTCCACCTTGAGTTATCCCCTGACAGATCCCACTTGGTTGTAAGAATACATCCAGAAGGATAGTCAGCCTCGTACCCACCTCCAGACACCACAAATTTTTCTTCTGTTCTTTTCAGGTATGAGGTGATGTAGGGGGTGTTCTTCTTGATCGTGGCAGAACCCATAAAGTCATATCCTGTCTCGGCATACGACGAATAATCAGCAGACTCCCAGTCAAGGAAGTCTCTGTTTCTGAACTCTGCAAATGTTATCTTGTCATCATCTGTCTTGACAATAAACTTGATTTCTGTCTGAATAGACGAAGAAGTTGTAATTGTCTGAATAACAGTATCTGAACTTGAGTCTATAACTTGATCCGCTCCTGCCAGTACATTAAAATCAACTGGTGCAGAACCAAGACCAGACAGATAAAAAGACTCAAGCATATAGACACTAGACCCTGAAAGATCAGATACCTCCCATGGGAAGTATGCCTGAAGGCTCATGTCCAAGATAAGTATCTTGTTTTTCTTATGGTCTGTTGTTTCGTCTTCTGTTGGGTATATCCAGTAAATTCTGTTATTCAACCTGTCGTATACTGCTGATGATTCTTTTTTTGTATCATTACTTATACTGTCATAAAAAGTCTTGATAGGTTCAGAGATATTCTGTACTGAAGGTTTATCAAGTTCTGTTGTGATGGCATAGATACCGGACACACCCCAATAAATCGGAGTACCGGAAACATCCACCAGTGTCTTCTTATCCACAATACCAAAGTTTGACAGTCTGCTGACATAGTACTCTGTGGCTTTGAAGACCTGATCCACACCACCAATAATCCATACGCCATTACTGGCCAAGGCATACAGGACTGAGCCTGTGCTATACAAGGCTTGAATGTTACTGGCATCGGGAATGACAAGATAACCACCGTCAGAGTCTACAAGACCCGGAGTATCTTCTGCGGTAGGATCAGCTTTCTGATAACAGTTACCAAAGTCCTGCTTGTCTTCAATCACTCTGGAAAAGAAAACCTTACCACCGTTCTTTGCAGAGTCAAGACCAGCATACCATACCCGTCCAGCATAAGCTTCTGTGGAATTAAATCGGGCTTCTTCTACAATGGTAGTAAGACCTGAGATAGAACCCGGGGCAGCACCTGTGGTAGCTCCACTTCTGTTTTGATTGAAGAAGTCAAGGATATACCGGCCATTAGGAGCAAGAGTAGAGCCTTGCTTTACGTTGATAAACTGAGAATAATCAAAATAGTTTGAAGAAGAAATACGCCCAACCCACCAAGGTTTATTTCTTGGAGGATAATCATTTCTATTCAATCCGTTGGCATTTGATCTCCAGTAAGTATACAGATTATTCCGGTTACCAAAAGTACCTGTCTCAGCCCAACCCATGTTGTACAGGTCATACTGATAGTTCCGGGTAATTTTTGTCGGAAACTTTTCTGTATTGGTATCCCAGTAAGACTCGTACACAAAACCTGTGGCTGATGTTGTGCCAAGGTCAGATCCAGTCAAAGAGTATGTAAATCTTGTTGATGTTGGAATACCTGTGACTGCAAATGTACCGTTAAACTCACCAAGAGAACAGTCAATCTGGACTGTATCTCCTGTTGTTAGTTCGTGAGAAGTATTGGTTGTAATGGAAACAACATTACTTGTCCTAGACACAGACACAATGTTTGAAGACATACCAAGATATTCAAAGTCTCTGATCTTGATAGTGATAGGTTCAACAGAAATTGAATCTGAAGAAGAAAAATACTGCACAACAATAGGGTTTATTGCGGCAGAAACAATGACAAGGTAACCTGTGATAGAAGAACAGCTAATGGGTGTTTCACTTACAGAGAATGAATTACTAGCAGAAAAATCACCAAGGTCAATGCTAAAAGGTCTTTCAGAAGCGGAGACAGGATTGGTACTCTTATCATAAAAGTATATCTTGTCATTTACCTGAAGGACAAGAAACTCCTTACCACCAATACCAGACACATTCTGCCATGTCTCTCTGTGTACATAGTCTCCAGAGTTTACGGTAAAGGAACTCTTCTGGTAGTTTTCTTCAAACTGGATACCCCTACGCCTCTGTCTGGCCCCGTTCTTCAACAAGTCACAGTTAAGTTCATCTGAAGAAGCACCCTCAGGGAACGTCATCACCGTTGCTTCAGTGATAAGTCCCTTGTTGAAGGTGTTAACAGGCTTTAGATTAACTTGCTGTGGCAACCTTTACTTCCTTATTCTTTTTAGTCTTCAGAGGAGGAGCCTTTTCTTCCCCAAACATCCTGTCCCACTTGGCCTGTTTGGTTTCCTTGGTATGATCAAGATAAAACTGGAGTGTCTTCAAGGCTGTCTTTCTTGATGTATAAGACCCGGAAAGTTCTTCAGCAACCTCACCACCATTGTCTTGCTTGATCTTGAACATCCCATACCCATCTTCGGGCTTGTAGATGATGTACTTGGCTTTTCTCTTAGGGGAGGTGACACTCATCAGTGTACCCTCAGGGTTTTCTTCTACGATAATTTCCTTATCTGTGTCTTCCATAGTCATTGAGTATTCTCTTTTCTCCAGTTTTCCAGCGATTGTTTCTCTGGAAGTATCTGTGCTTTCTGGCAAACTGTTCTACCTTCAAATCAGGACCACCTTTGAACAAAGAGAAGGCCCGGGACTTTACTTCTGCAAGGTAGTAGGGGAAGATCGTGTCATCAATGTCAGGCACTTCCGAGTCTGTCAGTGTGAATGTCGGGATCTTTACCCCTAGCACCATAGTCTTGTTTGTCTGTAGCGTTGTATCAACAGACGAATCATACGAATCGAAACAAAGATACCTGTCATCGAAAGATGTGTAATAATCAGGCATCTTGTCATTCAGAATCGGTAGGGAGATACCGGACGTAGGGTCCGTGACAATGATTACTTCGGACGCAGAGGTATCCCTTGAGACAATGTTCTGTATAAATTCATCCGGTGAAACATAATCGATAAGTTTATACTCAAGTTCCCCAACAGTCTCTGATACATTGTACCTCAACTCTTTTATTTCTGTTACAGACTCCGCATCCATATAATTGGGACGCGAGGAGTTGGACAGACCGGAGACTGTCATCAACTCCATATGTTCAGGGAGATCGACAGTTGTAATCACATCATAGTACACACTCCTACAGATGTTGGCAATCTGGGTTGCTTCTACTGTATCAGAAATAGAGTTGACTTCATCAGAGTCCAAGTCATTCAGCACATCCTGAACAACTTCCAGAAGTGTCATTTTAACTGTTGCCATTATAATTACCCCTATCTAGCCTTATGTACCCGGGCAGAGATAAGACCAATGTTGATGATATTGGCTGTGCCTGTGTTTGTCTTGAGGGCTACCCTTGCCCCGTGTGTGGCCATGTTAGAAGTGACGGCGAACAAGGAAGACTCTGTGATAACCTGACCAGTACCCTTTGCAAGGGATACCGTAGTTTCTCCAAGAAGTGTGGCATAGGTACTGCCATCAGAAGAACCATAAAGCTTAAGATCAATTATTGTAGGATTACCAACAATTGAGTAGACAGAAAAGGTAAAGGTGATGGAATGCAGATCCCCGGCAGAAACAAACTGGAGAGTTTCTGTACCAAGGT